TAATATTGTAGCATCAATAACTGATTCAGCACCAGCAACACTAGATACACTAAATGAACTAGCGGCGGCACTTGGTGATGATCCTAATTTTGCTACCACTACAGCAAACAACATTGCTACAAAACTATCACTGACTGGTGGTACACTAACCGGTCAATTAACTGTAGATAATTCACAAGATGCTGAAACAAATATAGAAATAACCAATACAAATGTTGGATCAGCGGCACAAGTACGCACAAAATACACAACCGATGGCGGCTTATTCACAGTAGGTAAAGTAAGTGATGCTCATGTATTTGGCGGAGATGCATATCTATGGAATGTTGACAACACCGGAATGCGATTTGCTACAAACGATACTCAACGTATGGTTATTGATGCAAATGGCAATGTTGGTATTGGTGAAACTCAACCTGCATCTCCATTGGATATAAATGTAGGGACAAATCAAAATTTAGAAGTAGACTCCAACGGGGGTGATCTTAGACTTTCAGCAGTAACTGATGATCGCCTTTCTAATCCTTCTATGCGTTTTCAAGCAACACAACACAAGTTTTATGGATCAGCAGGATCAGGACCACATTTTGTAGTATCAGATGATGGACAAGTATTATTACCATCCGGCACAGCAGATCCAACTACAAATCTACAAGGTGGCGGAATGTATTTCAATTCTGCCACTAACAATATTAGATACTACAATGGTACTAGTTGGCAAGATGTTAGTGTTGATTTAACACCATTTACAGATCTACTGACAACATCAATGCCCCACAGCGGCGTTAATGTAGCAGAAGCAGGCATTAGAACAGAAACAGCAAGTTATACAGGTGCTACAGATAATAACATTACAAATACTTCTAGTGGATTTGGTTGGCATGACGGACATGACGGATCACCTGACGACTGGCCGGCATATATTGCAGTTTATATTGGCGGCACCTATCCTGGCGGTAAACCTGTTAACCAAATACAGTTTTCAGTACACGGTAACCATTTCGGATATTTTGAACTACAAGGATCTAACGATGCAAATACCAGTGGAACATTTTATAACACAGGTAATTGGACCAGTCTAACATTTAATCCAACCGGATCTAGTTACAGTGTGCAAAACGGTGGTGGGCAATCCAGTGGTAATTCAGATGGAACAGTGATCACATTTAACTATACCAATACAACACCATACACACACTATAGAATTTGGTTTAAAGATGGAAGTCAACCCACTGAAGGACTTGGAACTAGATATGTTGGCTGGGCCTCATACGGTTGGAGAATGAACAGGGTATAACAATGGCAGTAACATACAGTTGGAAAAATATTAAACTACAAGCACACAAAAACATGTATGGTCAAACAGACGTTGTGTTTTTGATTACTGCTGACCTTGAAGCCGTGGAAGGTACACACATTGAAACCAAAACAATTACAACAGGTGTATCATATGACAGTGAAGGTGTGTTTACAGACATGGCATCGATCACAAAAGATCAAGCAGTTGCTTGGATTGAGTCAGCACTAGGCGATTCATTACAAAAAGAAAAAGATCAACTGGCAAGTCATTTTCAATTTACAGTTAGAAGTATAGAGGATTAACAATGACAGTAGGAAAAGTTAAAGGTAGAGCAATTGAAGCAGGTGCAATTGGTGCAGATCAATTAGCATTGAGTTCAATTTCAATGGATAGACTAAGCCAAGTTGACCTTAACATTGCTCCTGAAATATTAGAAATACAAGTTGACTCACCTACAGCAGGACAAGACACAACATGGCTTTGGACTTGGGAGCAGTCAACACTACCCTATGCTAGACGTACAATTACAAATTCACCAGAAGCACAAGTACCATTATATAAACAAGGTACTTACACAGTTAACAACTATGCCGCGTATGATGTTCATGGCACTATGACTCAAACACACAGCATCAAACTAAAATGGATTGATGGTGCTGGTGATGATAACTTGGTTAGTTGGGCAGTTAACAATCCTGGTAATCCGATCAGCAAAACACACCCAGATATAAATGGCGGTAATGCAACAGATGTACAGCAAATTAATATCAACGTACCATCAACTGTAACACCACCAACACTAACAGCACCAAGTGCTACATATGATGTAGTCAACAACGGTGCAGGTGCTTACACATTCAGTCAAGCGGCCGCTGGAGATAATCCAAACATTGGTCCATGGCGTAGAGGTGGTACATATACAATTAATGTTAATGCAGTTGGCCACCCATTTTATCTAACCACAGACAATGGAACAAATTGGACACAGGGTGCATATGCATTTGAATATACAGATGGTGTTACTGGCTCAAGAACAGACAACGGAACACTTACAATTACAGTACCCAATGATGCTCCGGATACATTATATTATCAATGTGGTAACCATAGCGCAATGCGAGGCGCTATTGTTGTAAAAGATCTAGCAGTTGAAACAAACGCTAGTGGAAACTATGTTTTATATTTTCAACATACACAAGAAGGACACAAGACACCTATAGAGATTCGTCCAATTCCAAGTATGGTTAACCAGATGTGTTTGGTATATGACCAAAATGCAGATAAGTTTGTTCCACAAGACTTGGCAACCTATGTTGAAAACACACCAAGTTTTAAATTAAAAATTCAAGAAGTAGCAGGTACAAGTACACTGGTAGGAGAAGGCGGTGAGCCTATTGTTCCTCGTGTTACTATCTACTACGACAGTACATATTTGCCTCTAGTAGGAAATACAGAAGGCGATCTAGCATTTGCCACAGATACCAGCAGATTGTATGTGTGGGACGGAAGTGCATGGGCACAAACATCGAGTCCAAGCATTAGTACACAGTTTCATGGATTTAAAACAGATGCTAATGGCGATTTAATTTGGTATCCTGATGTAACACAACTACAGGATGGCAACAATGAAGATATATATGATTTGGTAATAACGGGTGGCTCGGACCAAGTCTTTAGTCTAGATGGCAATGGCTATCTGATATCTACAGTATAATAGGAGAAAACTATGAGCACAGTTAATTTAGGTAGATTGAGACTCAAATGGCGAGGCCTCTGGGCAGGATCTACTGCATATGTAAAAGACGACATTGTTCGTTACGGAGTAGACAGTTATATCTGTACTACTGCACACACATCACCAGGTGCATTCAGTACCAGTGATGGTTGGGAATTGATGATGCAGGGCACTGACCTTCCAAGTCAAGCAGGTCATGCTGGCGAGGTACTTAAAACAGACGGTACTAATTTATCTTGGGGACTAGGTGGATTAGTCTTAAACGTAGCAACTGCTACTACCACTGGCGGGACTTCCGTTTCCGGTAGTATCAGTTGGAATACAAATTATAATACGGTTGGCTCCTCCCACTTAACAATTAACTACACACCAATTAGTGCAACATCAACTCTTCTTATATACACATCAGCAGTAGCCGCTTTAAGCGGTAATTCGAGAGGATATGCTGGTATTAGGCACGATGGAGAATTAGTTGCATGGGCAGGCCTTAATGGTTATTCCGCAGATACAGGTAATGCGGCTATGTCAGCCGTAGTTCCTTCTGGTAGCACTAATACAAGAGCAATTGATTTTAGAAATCTTGGTGCTGACGGTGGATTTGTTGTAACTCTAGGACGGGCTCAGGGTGATGGTAGTAGTAACAGATTATATCCTGAACTTAGTTCTATGCATATCATAGAGGTGGAGATTTAATATGAATAAAACTAAAGCAATTTACGCATTGTATCCTACAGTAACAACAGTTCGAGAATTAGAGGGCGTTTATACAGCAGAAACTATTGATGGTACTGAAGTAACTTTAGATATGTCTGCGGTTGATACAAAAGCAAATGAACTAGCCGCGGCAGAACCTTTGTTAACGCTAAGAACTGCTCGCAACGAAAAATTGATAGCAAGCGATTGGACACAAGGTGCTGACGTACCAGAAGCAATCAAAACACCATATGCAACTTATCGTCAAGCATTGCGTGATATTACACAAACATATCAATCAATGGACGACGATGGTTTTGCATGGCCCACAGAACCTGAATAGTATAGCATAGCCTTTTTATGTGATTTGATAAATACACATAGTAGAGAGGTTACTAAATGCCACTAATTCGCATTGATCCGAGTATTACAATAGATCGTAAAGAAGTTGACTACAAATACATTGATCGCGACTATAGCATAGGGGTCAATGAACGTATTGCAGTTGACACTACTACGGCACGAGTAGTTC